AGAGATAACGAACGCAAAAAGAATTACGATTTATATGGTGTTGAATTAACAGATGCACAAATTGAAAGAGGAGATTTAGAACTATATGACACACAAAAAGAAGATTTGGAACAAGTCACAGAAGAGCTTCTTAATGATGATTTTATATATGACGATTTGGAAGATGAATATGTTGAGGAAGAATACATTGAACTTACTGAAGAAGAGATACTTGAGCTTGAGAAACAAGTTGAGATTGAACTTAAAGAACTTAAAGAAGAATCTATTATTTTGGTGGACTCTGCGGAAATAATAGAAGACTTAAAACTTGAGGGCGAAGACTTACAAGATTTTATAGACACTATACAGAAGTTAGAAGAAATAGATTTTGAAGAAGAATTTGCAATAGAAGAAGAAGAGTTTGTATTAGAAGAAATAATAACAGAAGATATAATAATTATTGATGATAAAGAAATCAAAGAAGAAGATATTTTTATTGAAGCAGAAGAAGAAAGCCAAGTTGTTGAGCTTGCAGATGAAGATATATCTACTGAAGAACAAATTAAAGAAGAGATAGCTGTAGAAGTTGCCGAAGTTGAAGAAATTATTCAAGACATTATTATTGAAGAAGTTACTACTGAAGAGGTTATAGAAGTTATTCAAGAAGTCAATGACATTGGTGTACAAAACTTAGAATTTGCAACAGAAGAAGTACAAGAAATAGTACAAGCAGTTGTTGTAGAAGCTATTCAAACAGTAGAAGAACTGACAGAAGAACAGGTAGAAGTAGTAGCTGAAATATTACAAGTAGAATCAACAGAAGATGTTCAAGTATATGCCGCAGCTGCGGAATCTGAAAAAAGCGTTGAAGTTGCAATAGAAGAATATGTAGAACGAAGTATTGCAAATGCTGATGTAGAAAACTACAACATTGCTGACGTTGTATCTGAAGTGAATGTAGAGTTGTTTTTGGAATCGCCAATAGATGCTATTATTAATGTAGATTTAAGCGGCATAGAGTTATCTAACATCGGTGCGGATATGGCAGATACTCAAAAAGAAAAAGCACAAGAAGTATTTGCGCCAGTTGTTTTGACACAAATAGTAGCAATTACTAGAAGAAGGTTATTTTGATTAAAAAATTTATTGATTATCTTATAGACGCAATTAAAGAAACTATTGCATTGAGCTGGACTTTAGCGGGCATGCTTATCGGCTATTTTACGTTAAGTGGTAGCGCAAAAAGCATAACTGGAATAGGTATTGTGATAACATTATCTATATGGCTAGCGACAATAAGATTAAGAGCATAATAAGAGAGGATTTGTAATGTCAGACAAATGTTGCGGCGGCGGATGCTGCGGAACTAAATAATGGCGATAGAGTACAGAGGACAAAAGTTTAGCGGCTATAACAAGCCTAAACGTACTCCAAGTCATAAAACTAAATCACACGCTGTCTTAGCTAAAAGCGGAGACAAAGTTAAACTAATTAGATTTGGTCAACAAGGTGTAAAAGGTGCAGGCAAGAACCCTTCTAGCAAATCACAAAAGGCACGTAAAGCATCTTTTAAAGCAAGGCATGCTAAAAATATAGCTAAAGGTAAAATGTCTGCTGCTTATTGGGCAAATAAAACTAAGTGGTAACACACACTATATTGTGTAATTGATAACAACGACCACTCGATATGGTATCATATTGATTAATGTATGAAGTAATAAGCCGTGAAACAGCTGGTCTTTTCGACACGCGTGGTAATACTGCTATTAATCAAACCTATATAAAAGGTTTATCCGTACATTACACAGGAGCTGCGATTATGCCATCTATGAAATCCATAGATGATGTATTTAACTATCTAACTAACTTACAGAATGTTTACGTAAACATGAATGGTTTTGTTGACATACCTTATTCTTTTGCAATAAGTAATGTTACTGACGAAATAATTGAGTTAAGAGGATTTGGAATACAGTCAGAACATCATCATAATAACCAATTAAACGATACATTTATGTCTGTTTTATGGTTGGGCGGAGTAAGAGATGTTCCAAACAATAATGCTAAGGATGCCTTAGAACGTTTAGTTGATATTATATCTGAACGTTACGACAGAAAAATCTTAGTGTTAGCAGATGATTGCGGTAAACCTATGTACGAATTTATAACAAGTACAGAACCTAAATGGATGACACCAAAAAGGAAGGTAAGACAGTGGTCAAAAAAGAAAACAATTACAAAGAAGATATAGACGCTTTTGCAGCAGAGAAAGTCAAAGCTGTTGTTTGGAAAACACCCGAAGGTATAGAGCAATTAAATAGCGTCATTGCTTATAAAAAAGAAAATCCAAGCATACCAACTAATACTTTAGTTGCCTTCTTAAAAGATAAATGCGGTTGGGATTATACAAACAGATATATATTTGACATTATTGTGACAGAAATGGAAAAACAAAATGACAAGTAGCCTTGATAAGTTTGTTGAAGAACACGAAGACGACCGTAAGTTAGAAGACTTAAAAAAAACTATAACGCGTTTACATAAGCAATTAGATAAAGAACGTGACAAAACAGTCATACTACAAGAGACAGTAACAAGTGCAGTCAAAGACAGTATTGCTGATATAGATATACCAAAAGTTAAAGCGCCTAAGAAAGATACTAGAAAAAAAGGCGAAGAGGTAGCTGTAGCTGTATTAAGTGACTGGCAGTTAGGTAAAATAACAAAGACCTACAACTCTGAAATTGCTGCTGAACGAGTTAAAGTATATGCAGATAAAGTTGTTGAGCTAACAAACATACAACGTGCTAGTCATCCAGTAAAAAAAGTTCACGTATGGGCTTTAGGAGACTTAATAGAAGGTACTGATATATTTGCTGGTCAGCAATGGTTAGTAGATTCGGGATTGTATAGACAAATATTTAAGAACGGAGCAACAATGCTTGCAGAGTTTTTAAGACACATGTTAGCAAACTTTGACGAAGTACACTTTGCTGGTGTTATTGGTAATCACGGTAGACTTGGTAGATTTGGGCAACATCATTACGAAGATAACGGAGATAGATTTCTTTATGAAACTGTACGCCTAATCCTTGCTGATGAAAAAAGAATTACTTGGGATATACCCGAAGGTTCTGATGGAGATAGAGCATGGTACACTATTGACCGAATAGGTAATTACAGCTGCATGCTTATACATGGAGACCAAATTAGAGGGTCACTTGGTATACCGTTTTATGGAGTTCGCAAAAAGGTATTAGGATGGAAAGCAGCGGCAATGGACGGGCAGATGCCCGACTTCAAAGACTTAGCCTTTGGACATTGGCATCAGCTTTACCAACAAGAGTTTAACGGTATAACAGTTAGGTGTTCGGGTTCAACTGAATCATCTAATCATTATGCGTTAGAAGCACTAGCGGCACAAGGTAGACCAACACAAAGATTAATGTTTGTCCACCCCGAAAAAGGATGTACTACGGTAGAATATCCAGCGGTCAGATTAGACGATAACGAAAAGGAGTAATTATGACAGCATCAATTTATTGGAAGAATGCCTTAATTAGAGCTGCGAGAACTTTTATACAAGGTTTTCTCGGTGGATTATCAGCAAACTTGTTAATAGGTAATGAAGCAGAAATGCTATACGCAGCCTTTATGGGTGGCGCAGCTTCTGCTATTTCTCTATTGCAAAACGCTATAGAAGATAGTCCAAACAAATGGGGTAACACTATACCAAAAGGATAGTGCATGTCTTTATACGCAAGAAAGAAAGGCATAAAAGGTCGTAAGCCTAAAAAGAATTACGATGAACGTATATGTCAAAAAGAAACTTGCGATATAAAGTTATCAATATACAATAAAAAGAAATTTTGTTATACTCATACTAAGCCAGTAAAGCGCTGGTCTAAATAATAAAAGAAAGTAAAACTTTCTATCTTTATTTTGGTACTTAACAAGTGTTATGAAAGTAATGGATTGTGAAGGACATGCGTACGTAAATCGTATAGTAGGGGTACTATACAAAACAAAAACCACCTTTGCAGGTGGTTTTTTGTTTATCGGTTGCCCGATGTTTAAGCAAAGGATGGTTTAGGTTCTTTACTCAAAATATTAAAATACACCATAGTATTTTATTTTAATTTAGTATATCAGCTTTACGTTTTAATGTATCAGTAAGTTCTGCTACGTCAGCTTCGCCTAGTTTATATAAATGGTCTTTAGCTTCATCTAATGTTTTGACTAATACTAATTCACATTCTTCTAGTGAAGTGTTAAGTAGTTGTAGTAAGTCTTTACCCTTTACAGTCTGTTGTATTGTCTGTAATGCAGCAACTGCATCATTGGTACGTTCTGTTACAACATGGGCATGAGATTTTTGAACGTCAGCTTTTGCAACAGACTGTTTAGGTTTTGAAGCAGCGTTGGGAATTACGCTGTCTACATCTTCCATTTCTTCTTTAGTAACTCCAGCACTAAGTAAAACGCGTAAGCAACGACCACGTGCTTTAGTCTCTGCTTTTTCAAACCAATGTTGGTTCATATTAGTTTTTTCAACACGTGCATGACCAGTACATTTTGTAAACTTGTCATCTTCGGTTTTATAAAAAGAAGCTTTAAATACTACGTGTGTATCTGACATGTCTAATATCTCTGTAATTAAGTGTCCAGTAGGATATTTGTCATTCATCTGTTCGATGAGTTCGTCTACGCCAATGTAGTCATCTAAAAACTTAGGCGCATTATATTTTGAGTTTGTTCCTTGAGTCATCCGTTCCATCCTTTTCTATTAAAAGTATTAACAATTCTGCTATTGATAACATCAATATAGAATTTGTATCTACTTGTTTTGTTTTTGTAAAAACGTCAGCTACGTTAGCTACGTTATTTTTTATATCTTTTAATTGCATAACTAAAATTGTAATACATGTAGCATTATATGCAACAACTGTTACAATAAATTTTACGGAAGGAGCGGAAATGGAAAACTACTTAACATGTCAAGACATTGCAAAGATGTTTAACGTAAAGTTAAGAACAGTATATGTATGGATTCAAAGGTCTAAAAATGGTAATCATTTTTTACCCGAACCCGATATGCGAATAGATAATAAACCGTTATGGAAAACAAGTACCATAGCAGCAGTTAAAGAAAGAGTATAGATAAAGGATGGTAAATGGAATTATTACGAGGACAAATAGTACCTACTAGCACAGCGTATAAAAAAGTTAGTCAAAAAGATAAAGTCGAGTGGGCTTTAAAAACTTTTAAAGAAGTTACAGGCGATGAGTTTACTTATGACTTGAGAATCAAAAGATACGGCGCTATCATTTATGACCTAAGAGATGACGGTTGGGATATTAAAACACTCGAACCTAAGAATCAAAAAGATAAGAAGTGGGCATTTAAACTTATAAGTGAACCTTCTACAAAAGAGGATGGTCAAAGAATGTTAGCATTATGAAAGAGCGTATAAGTGCTTCCGAGTACTTCGCAATATTACCCGAATCAGTATTGTTTGCAGCAATAAGCAGTAACGCTGTAAGACTTTATTGTATCTTAAGAAGAAGAGCAGACGAAAAATCTAACGCTTGTTACCCTTCACAAAAGTATTTAGCTGATTCAATGTATTGCAGCACAAGAACAGTACAAAGAGCATTAGAAGAGTTAATAAAGATAGGAGCAGTAACAGTAGAACATAGAATGATTGAAGGCACAGATGCCTATACGTCAAACATGTACTACCTACATGCCACTATTGCGCAAGGTAGCGCACCCGTGCGTAAGGGTCGCGCGTCTAAGTCGCAAGGGTCACGCGCAGGTGTCGTACAAAACATAGCCACTAAACAAAGCCAACAAACAGATAGTAAAAAGCGAACTAGAAAAAGAGATTTACTTTTTGAAGAAATGTGCGCTGGTTTAGGTATTGACTGGAAGAACGCACCAGCTGGCGAATTGGGTAGAGTAAATGCAGCATGTAAAGAGCTGCGTGAGATTAAAGCTAAACCCGAAGAAGTTGCAGCTGCTATAAAGCACTATAAAAAAAACTGGGCAGACATGACACTATCTGCACAAGCAATAACAAATAACTGGACAACATTAAAGAATGAGATGACAACGTCTACACCTAAAAAAAGAGATTGTGCAAAACTTGGATGTGTGAATGTAGACCTAGATGTTATTTTACAATGCAGATTCTGCAAGAAGGAGACAATAAAATGAAGAAATTTGACGTATACCTAACTGGTAGAATTGGTGTACAAGCACCTAATCAAGAAGATGCTGAAGCAATGGTAAAGCAAAAACTAAATGTTATACATCCAATGTTTAACATACAAATTATGATTACCAAAGAAGATTACTTAGATGCTGAAGAGGACTACAAACCCGAAGGTACAGAATGAACGAGACAACATATCCTTATGGTGGCATACCGCCAAAGGATAGAGCGACTAGACGTAAGTTATTAAGAGAAGCTGTCGTGTTAGAATCTAAAGGCGTTTGTGAGTGGGCAGAGTGCAGCAGCAGAGGTACTGACATGGCACACATCAAAGCTGCGGGGATGGGTGGCGCTATCTCTAATGACACCTTAGATAACGTTGCATTCTTATGTCACTTTCATCACGATGTACTTGATTTTCGTATGTCTATGAAACAAAGAAGTTTTGCACTACAACAATTAGTAAGAAGTTATGTTTTAGGTAATAGAAAAAAAATCTAAAAACTTTACACATTGTATTACAAAGTGCTACAATAATATTGTATGAATAAAGAAAAATCAGCTTTCAGAAAACATGAGGTTTTAGAAAACTACGAGCTTACAAAGTTCGAGTACAACGAGTTAATGACACATAAGCACATGTTTGACACAGAGTATCAAGGTACTAACTGTTTTTTCTGCGGTAGTTTTGTTATGTACCCAGTAGTTTTTAACTACCCAAATGCAAAGCGTAAATTTAACGCAGGTACAGATTGTGCAGAAATGGTACATCAAGGTTCTAACTACGAAGCACTAAGATTACAAGCTGCCAAAGCAAGAGAACGTGCAAGAATACAACAGCAATATTTAGATACTTCTGCCAAGTTTGTTAAAAGTAATCCACAATTGGCACAAGCTGCTAATTACTTCCAAGATGTAAACCCGTTAATTGCAGATATATTTGACAAAACTAAATTTGGTCTTACAGAAAAACAAATAGCATTCTTAGAAAAACTATGTAAAGAACAATGGCAAAAAGAAGTTGACGCGTTCGCAAAACTTATTAACAAAGCAAATGTACCAGCTTTAACAATTGGCGAGATAACAACAGAAGTTACAATAAGCAAATACTATTACAAAGAGCAAGCATTTTACGGTCAAGAAAAAGCAATTATAGAAACCAAAGAAGGTCAGACATTGTTTACTGGTAAGACCAAAGCATTAGTGCAATGGTTAAATACTGATGAGTACAGCGATGATGTTGCAGAGTTTTGGGAACAAGATAAAAAAGAACGCAAAGGTGTTCTTACTTGGAACAAAGAATACTACAAAGAAAATACAAAGGGTATTGCAACACTAGAAGTTACTTTTGTTGTTGAAGAAGATAACACAAAAGGTACTGCAAAAATCAAAAACTTTTCCCCTATAGGTACAGTATGAGATACGATTTACAAGGTATATACGCAGAAGACCTAGACGGTTATCCGCTAGAACTTAACACTGACATGTATTTGTCAAAAGAATGTAAGCACATGGGTTTAGCTGCATTAGCAGAAGCAAGACATGATTTATTAAACTTAGGTATTGGTTCAGAACCTACAGAAGGTTTACATGTATTTGACCTTGAAGCTTACGAAGAAGAACTCAAAAAAGACGCAATAGCTAGTTTTGCATTAGCAGGAGTATACAAAATAGAAGCTACACATCAATACAAAGATAACTGCGAATGTAGAGACTGCGTCACTGATAGACTTATAGATTATGGTTTACCAGTTGGAGAAGCTTTTCAACTTAGTTATTTACAAGAAACTTATAATAAAAAGGCTGCCTAATCATATATTGTGATACAATATTAGTATTATGAACGCACCAATAGTGTATGTTGTAAGAGCAGTTGCTTTAACTGGTCGTGTATGGTTTCATGAATTTGATTCTAAATCCGATGCGTTAAACAAAGTTCGTGAATACAAAGATACTGGTGGCTACATAGTCACACAAAGCTTTTACAGCAAATCTCTTATCAATCAATAAATCTTTAAATCGTGTTGCATAACGTGATACAGTTACTATAATCTATTATGTAAGTTAAAAAAGGATGGTTAAAAATGGCGTTTCAAGAATGGTTAAAAACCTTTGTTGATGAAACAGACAAAATTGACGAAGAATATAAATTCTATGTCAATTACAAAGCCAAAGGCGAAATTGGACAGATGACAATCAAAATGAAAGAAGTCATATTGTTCTTAAATAATGCTGATGAGATAATACAAGAAAAAGTCAAAAACGATGTTGTATTTATGGATTTAACAAATAAAAACAGCGATTTCTTTAAAATGTATTTTACTCAAGTTGCAACAGGCATGGCAAATGTCTACACGAAAGATTACGAAAAATGTTAGATGGCATTAATCTTAATAAATTAAAGTGGATATGCCCCGATTGTAACAAACAATTAATTACAAACGCATGGATGCCCAATTGGAAAATCTGCGAAACAGTATATTGTAATTACACTATTGATTTATTAAAAGTAGAT